AGAAATGCAGTAGTTAAATATTTTTCTACGTTTACCAAACAGCTATATAATTATTGTTTATTTGTAAAAAAATCTGATAATTGGAAAGAAAATTTTACATCTCCGTACCATTATATTGCTAGCAATTATAATGAGATATGTTATGTTAGAGATTTTTTTAAAAATTTGCATGAAAGACATAAAGATAATAAGGTATTTGTTAAAAATATAACTGATAATTGTGATATTTTCTGTACCAAAATGACTGAAAAAATTGAGGAAATGTGTGATAGATTTTTTGGATTTACTGAGCAAAATGATGATGAATGGTAAATAATGCCTTTTTATGTTATTTTTGCAAATAACATAGAGATTTTTCTCTCTATTATTCAAGTTACGCCGACAGAAAAGTATCTGACGGCTGTTCGAGGCGCCGACCTGATTTGCTATTAGACCTCGGGTACCAAGTAATTATTATAGAAGTTGACGAAAACCAGCACACCGAGTATGATTGCAGTTGCGAAAACAAACGCACTATGGAATTATCGCAAGATTTAGGACACAGACCCATCGTCTTTATTCGTTTCAATCCGGATGATTATGAGAAAGACGGAACATCCGTAAATTCTTGCTGGGGACTCGACAAAACAGGAATATGCGTTGTGAAAAAATCGAAGAAAACCGAATGGGCCGAGAGACTAAAATGTTTAGAAGAACAAGTCGAATATTGGATAAACCCAGAAAACAGAACAAATAAAACAGTGGAGACCGTCCAACTCTTTTACGACAATTAAAATATTTGTTCCTTCCCAACTTTTCGAAAAAAGTATTTAGGTAGTATATATAACATGCACACCAGACACGACGACAACATGTACCACATTAATGGGCACACATACAAGGAACTCGAGGGATCACGAGCCCAGGTTTACCACGGCACAGCACATCACACATCGGGCCACCTTACGAAGAAGGATATTTTCAAAAACAAGTGGGGTAAAATCGTGAGTAAGGCCAAATCGATCAAAGCGAAGAAGGATAATCGTTTGGAAAGGAATGGATTCTTCGCATCTAAAGGGTCATTTGGCGTAGTAAAGATAGATCCCGCCGCTTGCAAAGGCAAGAGCGCGAAGAAGTGCCGCAAATCATCCGGCTGCAAGTATGTGAGTGGCAAGAGCCGCAAGTATTGCCGAACTGCCAAGTCACGAAAATAAATCAAAGTACGCCAATAACAATATAAAAAATCAGTTTATATATTGTTCAAACATGGATATAGAAATCGAGACAGACAGCAATCATTTAGACGATATGCTTCAAACAATTACAACAATTTACGAAAAGTACAAGACAAACGAGTACATGGAATCGAAGGTATACAACTTTGTTTGCAACCAGCTCACGACAACTTTAGAAAACATAGAGAGAACCCACCAGGAGCGAATCCAACGAATCGACGATTTAACGATTGACCAACAAGTGTTTATCCAATCATTCCTCTACTACAATCGATATTTCTACCACCCGAGCACCGAAACCTTTTTCTACTATGACGGAGAGCACTATGTGCAGTACAGCGAAGACAATGTGATATACAACATACTGTCGACAATAAGCAGAGATGGAAACTTGATGTCTTGGAAACAAAAAACGAAGGTCTCTCTAATGAAACGCATCAAAGACAATCACATATATCAGTCGATTCCAGAGTCGTTAACTATCCAATCAGTGTTGAACCGTTTGTACCCAGCGGTGTTCTCTACAAAGGCCGCCGCAAAATATTTCTTAACAATTTTAGGAGACAATATCCTTCGCAAAGAGACGTCAATGATCCACATCATTTCACCCGCAGCGAAACAGCTCATCAACAGTTTGAACATATTGTGTCAGACTTGGTTCGGAACAAACGCTTGCCAGTCGTTCAAGTACAAGTACCACGCCGAGCATAATTACAGTCAAATTAGACTGTTGACATCGGTCTCGAACGGTGTTAGCGAGGTGACTCTCGACATGTTGTGTGTGGCGTGCCATTACTCGAACAGGTATCAGAGCTCCGACAATTATCTCTTGAAGTTTAGCAACGACGACACTATAATCAACTCGGTCCTCTACTTGAAGAATCTGACACCAGAGTCTCTTGTGGACATGTTTATATCAGAGTATATTCGGGTCACTCCTACGTCGGGCAAACTGTCTCTCGGTAACAACGTGATCAACGACTTTGTTTTCAAGCCGACGCAAATTACGTGGAAGAACATGCACTACTTGTGGCGACACTTTTTAGGATCGAAGCAATTGCCGAGCGTGGTATTCACGGCCAAGTTGAAAACGCGGTTGATTGAGCTGATGCACAGACATTATGACGCGGACCAAGACGCGTTTAATGGTGTCAGTAGTAAGTATTTGCCGAATGTATGCAAGTTTTTACAGTTTTGGAACGAAACCATGGTGGAAGACGCGACCGAAATAGAGTTGGAAATCGGAGAGATTGCGTCTCTGTTCAAGATGTGGCGCGGAAACACGACGAACATGTCTGAGAAACAAATCGTGGATATTATCAATTACTTTTACCCGGATGTAGAGTTTGACGAGAACAAATATATTTATCGGATGCGAAACACGCTTTGGGACAAGCAGATGGATATACAACTCGCGATGAACGAGCTTAGAAGAGAAGATCTGTCATCGTCTCCATATGATGCGTACGTCTATTACTGCCAGAAACCAAGTGCAAATGGAATGCTCGTAAGCAAATCGTATTTTGACAAGTATGTCACGATTTATGGTCTCTTTTCTTAATTGATGTACCCGACTTTCATACGAAAGTTTAAATTTTTTTTTTGTATGAAATAGTATTATTTCCTCATCCTCCTCCTCCTCTTCATGCTTCGTTTTTTCGGAATGCGTCTCTTTGTTTTTTTGCGTCCTGCTCCTCCTTCGAAAGAGTCTGATCGAGATGAATACATAGGAGTAGAAATACTCGCGGAACTCATACGTAAGGAAGGAATTTCCGAAGTTGGAATACTCGGGGTAGCATAATTTGGCGTAGGGCTTTGAGCAGTGGGATCATCGTGCATCATCATCGTAGGTTCGTCTGCACTCGGAATCTGTACAGTCGGAATCTCTGCAGTAGGAATCACTGCACTCGCAATCTTTGGTAAATTAGTTAAAGCGTTGATAATATCGCTATAAAATTCACTCGCATCTCTATAAGAAAAACGTTTTCCAGGTGTAATTCCACTGTACCATAATAAGTTACTAAGTGGATGAGTATGTCCCTTTCTCTCATCAACTTTAAAAGAATATAAGCGCGCAATCATTTGTCTTAAATCGTAGTTTTGAACAATGGCGTTAAGGTCCTTAATACTAAAAACCATTTTACGCGACATACACAAATTACAATACACCTGAAATAACATATAATTGACGTAATCATCTCGGCGACCTGATGACTGTAACGGTTGGATAAAGTTCGGATCAAGGTCGATCAATAGAAAGTTTCCCATGCCGTCAATACACAGATTGGCTATTTTTATATCGGTGTTTACATAACCATTGCCGACAATTTTTTCTTCAAGAAATAGGCGGAGATTAGAAAACATTAAGATGTAACTGTTTCCATAATAGTTTAAAATCACGTTGCCGCAGTTACTTTTTTCAACTAAATAAGACTCGGGTATTATTTGTTTGTCTCTATAAAGTCTGGCGAACTTACTTAGCGTAACTGGTTCTTCAACACCAGGTAACTTTACAAAATGTATCCGAGGTGAAATGCCTTTTTGTCCAAATTCATAGTACAACTCGAGCTCTGCGTAAATGTCTTGTGCATTACCTTTTTCGAAATCAACAATGATAAAATCTTTGTAAGAACCACGGGGCTGCCGTATTTTATAATAACCATCTTCGTTATTAGTTTCTTTCGCTCTATTAGCAATTTTAGAAGTTCCTTTCGCAACTGGAGTGCCGGTCTTAAACGCGACTGTTGGCATGCTTGTATAATATGATGTTATAAAAAAAAAACAAACTCGATTTGAGGGTCGCATCACTTACCCAGAAGCAAGACCTATCAATTTTTGTTCATTTCCTTTCTTCTTAGAGGAAGGATTTAAAGGAAACCCTAGGTTTTCTTTATATGTCAACAAAAAAACTTTTAATCGTAGAGTCCAGCAGCAAATGCGGAAGCATCGAGACCTATTTGGGTCCCAACTATAAATGCATCTCTTGCAATGGCCACATTCGCTGCATCAACGACATGAAAAGCATCGACACCAAAAACAATTTCGAGACAAGGTACAAAGTGGACCCCGACAAAAAGGCGCACTTAAAAAAGATGTTGGCGATCATCTCTACATTCCCTAAACAAAACATCATATTAGCAACCGACCACGACAGAGAAGGAGAGGCCATCGCGTGGCACATTTGCGAGGTCTTTGATTTGCCACCAGAAACCACGAGTCGAATCATTTTCCACGAAGTAACGAAGGCGGCCTTGTTGAAAGCGATCGAGAGTCCACGAACAATTGATATGAATATGGTGCGCGCCCAACAAGCGAGACAAGTGTTGGACTTGTTGGTGGGATTCAGCGTCTCTCCATTACTCTGGACTTACATAAACAACAATTCTCTCTCTGCAGGGCGCTGCCAAACCCCCGCCCTCCGACTAGTTTACGAGAACGATTTGGTTGCGAAAGACAAAGAGAACAAGAGTGTACAGAAACATAAAGTAAGCGCGTGTTTTTTCCCCCAAAACCTGATGTTCACACTTGACCACGAATTCGACACCAAAGAAGAGGTCAAACAATTCTTGTCTCTCTCTACAAAACATGAACACAAATTTTTCGCCCATCCGCAAAAACCGTTGGAGCGATCGCCGCCGAAACCGTTCAACACATCTGCAATACTCCAGGCCGCAAACAATCTCTTGCATATGGGCGCCAAAGAGACGATGGCCTGTTGTCAAACCTTGTATCAACTCGGCCACATCACCTACATGCGAACGGAGAATCGCAAATATTCGCAAATTTTCATCGACATTGCCTCTACATACATTAGAAAACAATGGACGGACAAACATGTGAACGCGCAACTACTCGAGTTGCACGGAAACAACGATTCGACCAATCCGCACGAGGCGATTCGCGTCACGAATATTTCGATGCGAGACATTATTTTGATTGGAGCAAATGACAACAAACATGTCTCGAATGTTTACAAACTGATTTGGCAAAACACGATGCAAAGTTGCATGGCGCCGGCGATATTCAACACGCTGCCTCTCGAGATAGACGCGCCAGATAATCACAAATACAAGTATACTATCGAACAGCCAAAGTTTAAAGGGTTTTTAGATGCAATAGAGACAAAAGAGACAACGATATCACCCGAATTATTTTCATCAATGACGATGCGATCGCATGCAACGCAAGCGACCAAATACAATTACATTCAAACCGCCGTGGGTTTTACACATAGACACTCTCGATATTCAGAGGCAAGTTTGATCAGCAAAATGGAAGAGTTGGGCATAGGACGGCCCTCTACATTCTCCATGTTGGTTGACATAATCCAGACGCGAAAATATGTGGAGAAACGAGACATACAAGGAACAAAACAGACATGTGTTGAATACATGTTGAGAGGTGGAGAGAAAGAACCGAAAGAAAAAACGTGCGAGAAAATAATGGGCGCGGAGCACAACAAATTGGTGATAGATCCAGTTGGGATTGTCACGATCGAGTTCTTAGTAAAACATTTTGAGTCTCTCTTTTCATACAATTACACGAAGGAAATGGAGGAGAGATTGGACCAAGTGGCCGCCGGACAAGAGTTGTGGTATAAAGTGTGCGAGGATTGTTACAGAGACATGAAAAAGCAAATCAAGAATATTCCAAAAGAGGAGAAGAAGGTCTATGCGTTGGCGAACAACGAGAACTATGTTTTGGTGTTTTGCAAAGCGACGTCGTCAAACAAAAACAGTTTTGTGTTGAAGGAAAAAACCACGGGTTTGTATAAGACGGTGAAGAGGGATTTCAAGTTTGATATGGAAAAGTTAGAGGCAGGTGTCTACACATATGAGGAGATGGCGGAAGCAGATGATCGCATTTTAGGGAATTGGAATGGCCACGAGATCAAATTGAAGAGTGGAAAATATGGGCCATATCTCGAGTATGGTGACGGCATTCGCGTGTCTCTCGATGAAAAATGTCTCTACGAGTCTCTAACATTAGAAGATGTTCTCTCTTATTTAGAAAAAGAAAGTGTGCTGCGCATTTTGACGCCAGAGCTAAGTATTCGCAAAAGCAAATATGGCGCGTATGTTTATTACAAAACGGAGAATATGAAGAAACCTAAATTCTTTGACATTAAACAGTTTGATTTTGTGAGTGCTGAGAGAGAAGATGTTGTTGACTGGATTACAAACACGTACATGTCGTCATCAAAAAAATAATGTGATTACAGTTTATAGATTTATAGAAAAAATGAAAGTCCACACGGTTTATGAAAATGATGATGATAACGAGTTCAATATGTACAAAGATGGAGAGGTAGGCGACGTAATCCACTACTTGCCAGACAATCAAGAGGGTATTAAACATTATCGTATCGTTATGATAGATGGAAAGCGAGATTTGCAACAAATAGCGGATGTGTATGATGTTTTTGGAGACAATAAAACCACTCATAAATCGAAGGCTCATAAATCGAAGGCTCATAAATCGAAGGCTCATAAATCGAAGGATCGAAGAGCCAGAGACCGCAAGACAAAGATTCGTAGAGTAAAAAAATCTCAATAAATAATAAAAAAAAATGGCAGATGAATGTTCAAAGGGTTTTATTTCAGTCATGATTGTTTACGCAATTGCACTCATGTATTTAGGCCAAACACACACAAAATTTTGGGGATATATCATGTTGATCATTGCTTATATATTTTCGTCCGGATACACCTTTCAATACCAAGAGCAAATTCTCTCGGGTGTAACTACGCTCTCTCAGTATTTGAACAAAGAAGTTGCGAATATACCGTTTATAAGTAAGTTAGGCGAATGGTCTGTTGTCTCCAAGATATTTATATTGTTTGCATTGTGCATTGTGTTTTTTAACTTATATAGCTTAATAAAGATTTTAAATGCATACTATTTTAGATCAAGCAAAATTGGATCGTTCGATTTAATTTTAAGTGATAGATACAAAAAAAAGTTGAAAATTTTTGACTGGTCGTTCATAGTTGGAAACGTAGCTTGGTTTACTTTTATTTATTATTTAATAGCTGGTTCTGCTACTGGAAATAAATTGGTGCTTTTTCTGATCGCGTTTATTTGTGTATGGATAGAACTTGGGGTTGCAACCGAGTTCTCGTATATCAAGCGTGAATAAAGAAAGGGCGACACTTCCCATCCTTTTGTTTCTATAGTGTAATATATAGAAATAAAATGATTATGACCGATGTTTATGTGATGTACACCCTACGAATGGTGGTTACTGCGATCGTCTTGTTTAGCGCTCTTCACTACGGTGCTCTCTTTTTCGATTACAACATGGTCGAGTATTTTAACCTTGTATACTTCCGCGTATTCAACAAACGCGCGGCGATTCATAAGATTGTGTATGCTCTCTTTGCAATCTGCGGTTTAATTTTGGCAATCGATCGCACAACTTGGTTGCCGTTTTTAGGAGACACGGTTCTGCCGTCGGCGGTGGTTCCTCTCAAGACCAATGTAGGAGATACACGTGTAGACGTGAATGTAACTCCTGGTGCGAAGGTTGTTTATTGGGCGGCGAAACCGGTAAAGGAGATTGAAACTTCTTCTTCATTGCCGGATGAGTATGGGATCATAAGGCGTAAGCCCAATGGGCTGAAACGACGAGTTCCCTTGGTGGAGAAGGCTTACGACGATTTTAGTAATAGCGGTGTTGTTTTAGCTAACGATTTAGGGGTCGCCACTCTATCGTTTGACAAGGGGTCGGAGTATGTGGTTCCGTCTGGAAAACAGCTGAAGAGCCACGTTCATTATCGTGAATTCAGTGACAAATTTGGAATGGTTGGACCTGTCAAGAGCGTGTTCCTTTAAGGGAACCTACGGTTCCCTTATGATCCCTCCCTTTGTTCCCTTTGTCTTTTTGTTCCCTTTGTCTTTTGTTTGTCTCTCTTTGTTCCCTTTGTCTTTTGTTTGTCTCGTTTTGATCCCTTTGTCTTGTTTGTCTCGTTTTGATCCCTTTGTCTTGTTTGTCTCGTTTTGATCCCTTTGTCTTGTTTGTCTCGTTTTGATCCCTTTGTCTTGTTTGTCTCTTTTTGTTCCCTTTGTCTTGTTTGTCTCTTTTTGATCCCTTCGTCTTGTTTGTCTCTTTTTGATCCTTCCCTTTCAGTTAGTCGATGATAACCAAATAACCTCCATTATCGTCGTCTTCTTCTAAGCATATGAACTGAGGTAGACTCGAAGAATCATTCAGCAAGTGGTAATTATGCAAATCTTGAATGCCACTCCGATAATCGTGCCATGCGTCGTAAAACTCTTTGTCTAATCCTTCAAACAGTTTTGCAACAGTTTCTTGTAAAAGGGGTCTCCTATAGAATTCATCGACCATTGTGAGAACTTGCAGAACGGTCATTGGTGCCTCGAGCTCAATCGTCTCAGTAATATCACCAAATGTGGGTAAATAAAATTTGCAGGACTTTTGGAAAACAACCGTTTCAAACTGTTCTGTTGTAAGTATTTGTCTCGTGTCTCTCATGCGCGCGTTTTCGATTGCATCATGGTAAAAAAACCATTTGAGTGTTGTTCAGAATATTCATTATACACTTATATGTCGATGTCTCTAAACCGTTTAAAGGAAACCTCCGTGTCAATTATAATGAAATATTACGAAACCCATTTCGACGAATACTTGAGAGCGGTGAACAATTATAATCTGCACCCTGAATTGATTCATTATTTCGCGAAATTCCCCAAAAATGTGCACGACCTGACGAACCTGATTTTTTACGGCCCACCTGGCGTAGGGAAGAACACGCAAATGCTCTACGCGATTCAGAAATATAGCCCAAGCCGACTCGAGCATGACAAAAAGATATGTCTCCAAAATGAGAAATACACATACCAATACCACATCAGCGACATTCACTATGAGATCGACATCTCTCTCTTGGGATGCAACTCGAAGCTGATTTGGCACGAGATTGTCCAACAAATCGTCGACATTGTCTCTGTGAAATCGGACAAAATCGGTATAGTGGTTTGCAAAAACTTTCATTTGATTCATGCCGAGCTTTTGGAGATTTTTTACAGCTATATTCAAGAATACAACACGAAACTCTCTTCGATCCAGTTGAGATTTATCATCGTCAGCGAACATGTGAGTTTCATACCCAACAACATTTTGGATGCATGTGAAATCATACGTGTGAAGAGGCCAGAAAAATCACTGTATAAAGATATGGTAAAACGACTTCCAAAAATAAGAAAATACAACAAGATGTTTTTGGATACAGCCTCTGTTGAAGACGAGTTTATACACAAAATATCGAATTGCCATGTAAAGACAGAGACCACGAGTGACAAGACGTGTGCGCTTATCGAGGTAGTCGACATGAACAATGTCTTGAATATTAAAGAACTCAACTCTTTCAGTAAAATAGAGAATATAGACAAAATGCCCGACGACATATTCAATGTTATTTGCGACGTAGTGATTGAACAAATGTTGGCACCACAAAAGCTGGTTCACGCAAGCTTCAGAGACGCACTCTATGACATTCTAATTTACAATCTAGATGTACCGGAATGTCTTTGGTATATTTTGTCGTATTTTATTGAAAACAATCATTTGGTAGGGCAAGATATAAGCGACGTTTTAACGCGAATGTACAATTTTTTGAAATATTTTAATAATAATTATAGGCCGATTTATCACTTAGAAAGTATTATGCACTACATCATAATCAAGACATTCAAGTATGAAGAGTTACCGAGAAGCATGTAAGACTCTTGAGCTTGATGCAACAAATCTCTCAATCGCGACAGTTCGAAAACAATACAAAATGATGGCGTTGAAATATCATCCAGACAAAAACAAATCGCCGGATGCAAAAGCGAGGTATCTAGAGATCAAGGAGGCGCACGACTTTTTGTTGAAATATTTAGATATTCATTCGAGTGACGAAGAGCATTCGACGTGGTCATCATCAGTCTCTTCGTTTTTCGAGACTCTTTATAACAATGAGCATTTGCAGAAGAGAGTGTTTCACCCCCTATTGATGAAGATCATAGAGACATGTGAGACCAAGATTTTCGAAAAAATGGATGCGACCCGTGCGACGAAAATATACGACATATTGTTGAAATACAAAGACTCTCTGCATTTATCGGATGAGTTCTTGCAGCGTGTATCGGAAACCATTCGCGGCGCACCTATTAGCAAAGCATTTGTTCTGAATCCGAACTTGGATGACATGATGGATCACTCCGTGTACAAGTTGAAAATAGAGGAGGAGACGTATTACGTGCCTCTATGGCACAGCGAGTTGATTTATAACAAGTCTTGTGTAGTTCAGTGTGAACCGGAGTTGCCTGACAATGTGGAGTTGGATGAAGACAACAATGTTCACGTGTTTTTAACGTTTAATTTGTTTGACTTGTGGAGAGGTGGAGAGAAGACCGTCGAGTATTTTCTTGGTAAAAAAACGTGTTCACTACCTCTGGAGTCTCTCTATATGAAGAAAGAACAAGTGATTGTGAAACTTGGCGAGGGAATACCGGTTGCAAATGGTGTCGAGATTTTTAGTGTGGAGAGGTTGTCGGACGTTTATCTGCATATTACACTCATCTAAAATGGACTTAAAGAGAATTCTCTTTACTTCTGTAGACTATGCTTTCAATTACACGCGCATTGGTCGAGATAAAGACTCTTGATAGCAGAATAAATAAAATCATTGAATATACGACATTTATTACATACAAGACAAAGAATAAGAATTACAACCATAGTGAAGATGATTTCAAGAAGATGGCTGTATCCGAATATCAGAGTCTGAACGACTTGATTGAGCGGAGACAAAAGATCAAGAATGCGATAGTTTTGTCGAATGCGACCACCGAGGTCGAGATTGCAGGGAAGAAGATGACGGTTGCGCAAGCGATCGAGTTTAAGAACACGATTGTTTACAAAACCAATTTGTTAGATAGTTTGAAGAAACAGCGTCAGCAAGTGACGATCGATTCCGAAGCACATCGCATAAAGGTTCAGCAAAAGATTGATGATAATGTGCGCATTATTTGTGGGAAGGACTCGAAGCCAGATGCTCAAGTGATTCAAACGGTGTCGGATGGAATAGCAAAGGGTGATCCGATCGACATATTCGATCCGCTGGGTCTAGATGACGTTATCAAAGCGTTGGAGACAAGCATTGAGGATTTTAATGCGAATGTTGATTATGTCTTGAGTGAGTCGAATGCGTTGACGAAAATTTAAAGGAAACCAAGGTATTCAGCCCTAAGGCGAAGCCGACGGCTTTATGGGCTTATGCCTTTTGATCCTTCCTTTAAAGGAAACCAAGGTTTCCTTTTGATCCTTCCTTTTTTTTGTTAAAAAGAGAGAAGGAAAAAAGAGAGAAGGAAAAAAGAGAGAAGGAAAAAAGAGAGAAGGAAAAAAGAGAGAAGGAAAAAAGGAAAAAAGAAAAAGAAAAGGAAAAAGAAAAGGAAAAGGAAAAGGAAAAGGAAAAAGAAAAGGAAAAGGAAAAGGAAAAAGAAAAGGAAAAGGAAAAAGAAAAAAGGAAGGATTAAAAGGAAACCTTGGTTTCCTTTGAAGGATTAAAAGGCATAAGCCCATAAAGCCGTCGGCTTCGCCTTAGGGCTGAATACCTTGGTTTCCTTTATATGGACACATAAATACACAATTGAGGAGTATGTGACAGGTGCTCGCGGAGTGAGGATGGGGCGAGCATCACCTTTCTTGGGTAGTACGACGAAAGTTTTTCGTATCATAGTGGCGGCTGATATTCTCGCTTATGAATATTATCTTGTTCTTCGAAAACAAATCATTATACAGCGGCTTTACAAATAATGTAAATACCAAAAAACATTGTTTGCGCCTGAAAGATGAAAGTTGGAAAGCTGAAAGACTGAAAGCATAAAAATCAAAGTTAAATAAAAATATTGTTCTCTTATTGAAAACCTGGGCTTTTTCTTGAGAGAAAATATATAAAATAAAAGCTTACCAGATAAAAGTTCAAAGATTGATCAAATCCATGAAGTATGGTCTCTATAATGTTTTCACTAATGAACATGAAAAATACCACATGGCTGTTATACTACAAAAAACCAATATTTTACATATAAATATTGGTTTTTTTTTATTTATTTTTTAACGATAAACTTGTCAAGCGTGCTACTCCGTTTATTTATATTTTTTCCCCAAAATGATGTATTTTGAGTTGGTTTCCTTTTTTCTTTTTTAGCATCCGCATCCGCATCCGCATCCGCATCCGCATCCGCATCCGCATCCGCATCCGCATCCGCATCCGCATCCGCATCCGCATCCGCATCCGCATCCGCATCCGCATCCGCATCCGCATCAGCATCCGCATCCGCATCATCTTCATCATCCGCATCATCCACTTCCGCTTGAGCAAACATTTGTTCATCCTCTTCCGAAGAATCCGTGGCATCGTAACCGTGTTTCGCACACTTATCTTCGTAGTCTTTCATCTCAAAGTGTTTCAACAATGTCTTGAAACAGTTTTCAAACATGTCATCGATCTCGTTGCAGGTCTCTGTGTCTGGACTATCTAAATACTTGCCGATGATTTCTTTCATGCGACTCTTGTTTCGACGGATTTTTTCGTAATACTCTTGAATCTCTGTGGATTTATCGGGGTTCGCGGTTGCCAAATAAGTATTGTATCGTTTCTTACTGGTCAACAGTTTTAACGTAAGTGCGTCGATCTCGTTCATTATACAGGAAATCAAGATTTCCTTTAAACCCTTTTAAGGGAACCAAGGTTCCCTTATGATCCCTCCTTTTTAAGGGAACCAAGGTGTTCAGCCCTTTGGGCTTACGCCTTATGATCCCTCCTTTAATACGTTGCTTTTACATTTAAGGGAAGGATCATAAGGAGTAAGCAGTCGGAGCGTAGCGACGCACCTTATAGCGGGATCCGTAGGTTTCCTTAAAAGGGAAGGATTAAAAGGAAACCGTAGGTTTCCTTTACATGATAGACGATACATAGGAGCCCTTATACGTTTCGATGCCTGTGTGATCCAAATCGATAGTAATGTCCGCGTGCACCTCTCCGCCCATCTTCGCCCAACGTTGGCAAAACATCCAATCCTCCGACAAATAGTGGCCGTCCTCAACACCACAATCAAAAAGCGCAAACGCGAAATCATTTTCGGAACCGGACAAAAAATTGACATCATCTACATATTTCGTCTGCGGAAAGGCCTTCGACATAAGTTCAATAACGCTTCGCTGAATCATCATGAAACCGGTTGCCAAGTGGCGAACCTGAGCCAAATTGTTTTGGATCTCGAGCATACTGGACTTGTAATTGGCGTTGTATCTTACTAAGTTTGTTTTAACAAAAGCATCATCGGTGTACAAAGCATTCAGCTGCGAGCTCTTTTTTCGGGCCAAAATATCGGTTATGACTTGGGGATTCGAGATGATCTTATTCCATTCGTAGTTCTTGATGGGATAGATGCCACCGACGAGGTGTTTGTCTGCAACCAATAGTTTAACAATGTCAAAAGGATTCCACGTAATATCGGCGTCGATAAACATAAAGTGTGTCGCAGTTTTGATGTTCATGGCTTTGGCGATCAAATTGTTTCGTGCGCGAGAGACCAAACTGTCGTTGCGGCAGAAGTGGACAGTCGCCTCGATACCGAGGTCTTTACACAGGAACATGGTTTGGAGAAGAGACTCCGTGTAAGTGCAATACATACTGCTATTGTAACAAGGAGTTAAGAAAATAACGTGGGGTTTTTTCGCAGCAATATAATCAGTGACAAATTTGGGAATGTTTGTAGATTGAGGTTCAATCTCTTCAATTTCATAATGCACAGACATGGTTTTATTATGTATACAAAGAATTAGTGCGAGCTCTTTATATTGTTTGGTACAACAGAAAAAAAAATAAATAAGGGTTTGTTTATTTTTTTTATTTTTTTTTTAATTTTTATATTTATCCTCATTTATCGAATATAATGAAGAAACCTCTTAGGCGGAGGCAGGAGCGACAGCCTTGATGAAGTGAATCTTCAAGTACTTCTGGAGGTTGAAGTAGGTGAGGACCTCATCCTTTCCGACCTTCAGGAGCTTGGCAAGCTTGGCATCGGGGTTGATCTGTCTGCCAGAAACCTTGTCCTTGAGCTGGTTAGTTGTGATGTAGGCATTGATCTCCTTGCTGACCTCAACACGGGACATCATAGTGCCAGACTCCTTGCCTAGGAACTTGATAAGCTCGTCACTGATGACGGAAGGCTTGACAAATCCGGAGGGCTGTCTATTAGGGTTGGGGGCCTTCTTGCTTCTCTTGGACTTGGAAGCATTCTTGAGCTCGCGAGAAACAGACTTCTCAAGGACCTTGTAGTCAGACTTCATTGTGGACAAAATGGCAGTGACCTGCTGGATCTTGGAACTGAACTCAGACAACTTGGAGGAAAGGGTGGATGCATCGGCGCCAGCGGCGGCCTGCTCATCGGTAGGAGCAGCGACAACAGGTGTATCAACTGCAGGGGGTGATGTAGCCTCTACAGCAGCCACGGTAGCCTTGGGCTTTCTCTGCTTCTTCTCGGCAGGAGCAGCGGCAGGTGTTGACTCAACAGTGACAGTGACGGAGGGAGTAGTAGTAGTAGTAGACTCGGTTGACTTAGTTTTGCGGACCATTTTCTTTTTATACACTCTATAGTGTTACTTTTTTAAGTAGTTTAACGCATAAATACATTTGGTCGTTACTGCACAATTGTGAAATAGTTGTCATACAGCCAGGGCAATTGGGATCTGGCACCCAAAGAAACCATGGTGAGTCCTGATAACAGATACATTGCGCCTAAATTCTGATGCTCGCTATCAATCCCACTATAAATTAAAACTTCAGCCATGCGAACAACTATTCTTAAAGTAATATCATTTGGTGAAAGAGTCGTCGTTCCAAAAACTGTCTCGCCAAACGGCGACATGTGTGGACAAATCCGGCTTCGCAACTCTCTTGGTAATGTGTGCCACAACTGATTTATCTTTACAATCATATAGTACATTTTTTGACTCGACAAGTCGGTGAGCCAATGTGTTTGCGTGTAATTCCCGAGACGGTCGATGTACATAAATAACCCGATCACCCTCTGCTCAATCGTCATTTGTTCAAGAGCTCGCAACTGATTTTGAAATCGATTTGTGATAATAGGCCGCTTGTCTCTAATCAATGTTAGAATGGTTGATTGTATAACCCCATCGTTCAATTCTAAAATATCCTTCATTAATTGATTTTCCGGAAAAATCGCGTTTGTCAATTTTACCACGTCGGCGATTTTTTGTTCGACTGGTTTCATATTCTCTCGATTATATGGGTTCTCGAATTTGTTGTTGTTTTTAATGGCGAGTGTGCACAAGGATTTTATATTGAATCCATAATTGTGACTCGAGCCGCCTGCATGTTGGAAGTAGTATAAATAGGGGATATCGGACAATGGTTCCAATGTGTAGAAATCGCTGTCGTTTACACAGTTTTTCGACGAACCTTTCATCTTAAACCACTTTATAACTAAATATTTGCGAGCATTTCGCTGGATTTTTACTACGCTCTGCGTTTGAACCAAGCACTCTTCGATTCGCAATATGAGAGCCGGTTTGTTACCAGATATTTTAATATTTAACTCTCTTGCAAACTGTTTAAGTTCAGGGAGTTTTGACTTGCTTAAATCTTTTTTTGCAATATCATTACAGTAATCAGTGACTGTTTTCTCTTTTGGTTTTGCCATTTTTGAAAGCATTTTTTTTTAAGAGTAATAATAATAAGAATATATATTATTAACGTTTAATATATTTTTCTAAACAAACTTGTTTTTGATTTCGTTCATGGCACGATGACGAGAAGTTTTGACAAAAAAATCATAAATTAATATTTTTCAATAAAAAATTTAAAACTTCGTATTCACACACACCAAAAAAAAATGTCGTCCGCCGCCGCCAAAACTCCTATCGTACTTGATGTCAACACTTGGGTCCCTGAGGCCATTCGTTTCACTCCTCCAAAGGTGAACGACAAGCAAGGAAAGTCCATCAACATTATTAGTAACCAGACTGGACGTGGTCTGCACATCTCATCGCCCCTGTTGACCACTTGGGGCATCAGCGATTTCGTCGATCCTACTACCGGCATTTCAGATGGAAAGTTTAGTCTTTCACTCACTTTTCCCAATGAGGAGTATGCCAACAAGAACTCCAAGCTGTTTTTGGATAAGTTGGTCGCTTTTGAACAGGCCATTTTGAACGAGGCTGTCAAGAACTCGGAGCTTTGGTGGGGCGAGAAGCTTACCCTCGAAATTCTCAAGTATAGTTTCTTTCCTATTCTAAAGTACCCCAAGATCAAGGGCACTAAGAAGCCCGACATGGCCAAGAGTCCTACACTTAGTGCCAAGGTCCCCTTTTACGAGAAGGAGAACAAGTGGAACGTTGAGTTGTACGACACCGCCGGCAACTTGATCTTCCCTTGTGAGAATGATGAGCTCACTCCTACACACTTTGTTCCAAAGTTGAGTAACGTTGCGTGTGTTTTACAATCTGGCGGAATCTGGATTGGTGGCAAGGGCTGGGGCGTCACCTGGAAGCTTGTTCAAGCGGTTGTCAAGCCCAAGGAAGTTGTCAGCGTTTTTGGCAAGTGCCACATCAGTTTGTCCGAAGAAGATAAAGTTGCCATGGATGTAGAGCATACCGAGGATGCTGAAGACGCACCATCAAGTGCTCAAATTAGTACAGAGGTTGCTGACAGTGATGAGGAAGAAGCGCCGGCTGCAAAGAAGGCCAAGGTTGGTGGATCTACATCAAGCGCTTCCTCAAGCATTGCATCAAGCGTAGCTCCTGCTCCTGCTCCTGCAACAAGCGTAGCGCCTGCAACAAGCGTAGCGCCTGCAACAAGCGTAGCGCCTGCAACAAGCGCAGCTCCTGCAACAAGCGTCGATGACGCCCCTAAAAAGAAGATCATTAAGAAGGTTGCACCCAAATAAAAAATTTATATAGTGTATTTGTATAATGAGAACCTTAATTAAAAAATCAAACAATTTACAAAAAACAAAAAAGAATTTCAAATCATTAAATTGTAGTCCATGTGTTGCAAATAAAAAAGTTGTAAAAAATTCATGCATGACACTCGAGGCCTTAATGAAAATTCGAGACGAATACAACAAAGATCACCCCGACAACAAGATCATGGCGTCAAAACCCGTGCTTATTTGGCACGAACTTAAAATGCGACTCGATTGTAAAGACGAGCGATGTTGGGTAAAAGAGATCGACGATCGAAATCTCCGCACACAAATCAAAAACCAATTGTTTGCACCAGAGCATCCTCCTGAGTGGTTGCACAACAAAAACGAATGGTTGAGCAATTATGACATTGACGCCATCATGAAACAGTACGAAGAAAAAGATAAAACATTCGAATATTTAGCCAGTAGTCCAATTGATTTTAATTTTATTGTGGACAAATCTTCCAACACGTGTTACGAGGAGACCTTATGCAAATTTGATTTGAAATCATTGATGGCCGCAGGAAAACACAAGTTCGCAGCAGTTTTCAATTTAGACAAACACGATGAGTCTGGTTCGCATTGGATCTCTTTGTTTATCAATGCGCATAAAAATATCATCATGTTTTTCGACAGTGCAAACGGCAACATTCCGGCCCAAGTAGCGCAATTTATCAAAACAGTAAAGCAACAAGGTCTAGACAACGGCATTCGCTTCAAGTTTTTGAGAAATCACAAGCAGCATCAGAGAGGCAATACTGAGTGCGGGGTTTACTCGATCCATTTTATTATTGAGATGTTGAATAATGCCGACCGAGCGATCGAGCTGTTTTTGAATGGTTATATCCCGGACAACAAAATTGAAAAATATCGGAAGATTTATTTCAATACGCCCGAAAAATAAATTTTTACAATATATAATATTATACACAAAATATATTATTATATTTATATATTATGGGAAAACATAAAACGCGGACAAAACGAAAAGGAAACAACAAGACGAGGAAAAGGGGCGGAGCCGCATTTGGTATTGTTCCTATTACAACATATAATGATAAGAACGAGATGATTGAATTTGTAGTGCAAGACCAACTTGACAATGCGGCGTATGTAGCTCGCAATCGTGTTTATCCGACAAACACTTTTTCGAAATGGTTCGATTTTGATTACAACAATGTATACGACAAAACATATAATTTTTTTAATATGAAGCCAATTGTTACGAATAACAGGGCCATGAAAATTGGAATAAACACAGAGTCCGACATGCAGAAGATTGATGTTCTGAACAAAATAATCCGAAAGTACAATAATATGAACAGTGTTTACCAAAGAAAGAAGAGAGTTGGTGGGATGATGCGTGGAGGTGGAGCGGTTCAAGGAGGCATAGAGGTTGATAAATCCAGGTTATTTCAGTCGTTGAGTCCCCAAGAGTTGAAAATCGCAGACCAACTTGTTGATTCGGGCATTTTTTCGAAGGTGTTGGCGACAGTGATACCGAAAGAACTACCGTCGCGGGTTGAACAGGAATATAATGTGTTAACGAGAGAAAATGATGTACTTAGCAAACAGATTGAAGCGATCAAACAAAAACAGGTTGCCGACGAAGCGTCGTCAACCATAGAAATACAACAAATTATAACAACACCTCACAATTACCAGGAGTTAACACGTGATGAAAAAATAGAGTACTTTAAAAGTGTAGAGAATCAGTTAGGGTCTATTGTAACTAATATAAACAATAGTTTGTCATCAACAGGATCAACAGGATCAACAGGATCAATAGGATCATCAGTAGCAACAGGATCATCAGTACCAACTGTAGCAACAGGATCATCAGTACCAACTGTAGCAACTGTAGCAACTGTAGCAACCGGATCAACAGTACCAACTGTAGCAACAGGAGGACCAACCGTAGCATCAGGACCAACCCCAGTAGGACCATCAACCCCAGTAGGATCATCAACCCCAGTAGGATCATCAGGACCAACCGGATCAACAGTACCAACTGTAGCAACAGGACCAACAGGAGCATCAAGCCCCACATCCATGGAAGAAACCAATAATCTCAAAATAATAATTAACAATTTAGAAGCTTTAATAAGTTCAGAAACTTCAGATGAAAAAATCCAAGAGTTGAAGAAAACAAAACTTTCAATCGAAAGATCAATAAAATCAATTAAAAACTTAGAGAAAAGGTCGAACAAAGAATATATTCCTATTACTACAAACTCATTTGAAGAATTGGAAAATATAATTCAGTCGACAACTAAAGAAATAACTTCAAAAGGTCAAATCATGCAAAACAGTAATAATAAAGAAGAACAAAAAAGATTAACTGCTGAATTAGAAAGACTTTCAACGAAACAAAACAATTTAATTAAACAAAAATATGAGTATTATAAACAAGAAATCCAACAACAAAAAATAAATAATCATGAAGTGGTTATTAAATTTTTGGGTGAAATTTCAGCTAAATTTATAAGTCATGCAAAAAGTATAAGATTCACGGAAAAAATACAAACAGAAATTTTAAATTTTTTAAAAACAACACAATCAAGCCATGTGAAAAACCTCATAAATATTGAACAACTAAACCATATAAAATACAGTGACGATGAGTTTGACCTATTAAATAATTATTTTACAGGTCTAACAAATCAGACTGCGAAAAAACGTTTAATGTTAATATTTGACGAAAATATTCAAACATTTTTTATCCCCACCAGAAAAGCCGAATTTAATAATGTATTTACATCGTTAATCGCTACAGGTACTGAGAGTGCAAGTTCCTCATACTTCGACACAGTTGATTACATAACTAATGTATGTTGTTTGCCTACAGACTTTAAATATTTAGATAAATATAATACTACAGCTCAAGCACAATTATGGCAGGTCGTGATTGAAATGATTGATAGTATCTTTGAATTGCAAAAGGATGTGTATGATAGATGGAATAATACAACAAAGAAGTTTACAACAAACTGGAAGCAAATATTTTTTAGGCATTCGTATTATTTAAAACCAAACTGCACATTTACTGATGAAACTATTTCAGATTTTGACAAATACATTTCATGTGATAATACGGAATTATTTACAAGGTTTGTAACTGATATTACACCACATTTTAAAAAAATTGTCGAGTATAATAGAGTACATTTGGATAGTTTTGTAAAATATTCTTTTGAAATCCAGAAAAATTTAATATTGACTTTTGAAAATTTCAAAAAATGCACTCCGGCATTAATTAAAAAGTTAGACAAATATATAAGTGTTTTGCCAATTAAAGAACCAACAAATCAAAACAATTATACCCCCAAGTACAAACGAAAGTATGATTTGGAAAAATACTTTGCGCATTATACCGAAATTGGAGGTGATACCGGCGGCGGCATTTTCGTTATATTATATGATGGGGTTGATTCCGCCAATTTAGAGAATAGTTATGATAATCTTTTAAATCAAAAATATTTCGATAAAATGGATATTATGGAATTTGCCGCAGTAATTGCAACACTACCAAATTCATATTTTTTTAAAAACAATACTGCACACGAATATTTCACACAATTAATAAATACATATGAAAAAAAAAAAACCTATGTATCAGATTATTTCAAACAAAGTTCAAAAGAGTTTGAACAATTGTACAGTAAAGATTCTAAAAGTATTAGCAATTTTGAATTGACAGATGAATTTCGTAATCCTATTTATTTATCGTCAACCCAGGTAACTTTCCAGATGCAAGGTCAATCACTAAATGACATTTTGATTGTGTCAGCGCCGTTGGGTAAAATAATTGAAGATATAAACTTCATTTTTAATAAATATCAATCTGACAACGATTACAACAAATATGTTGATGACATAATAGATAAATATGAAGGACTGAGAATCAGTTTTGATACTAAAACAGAAGAAGCAGCAGCAGCCAAATCAGCAGCAGCAGCAGCAGCAGCAGCAACAAAGAAGGCAATAGCCCCACAAGTTAAAACAAATTCTATGCTTTCTCAATTAACGACAAAAGTAAATCTTCTGAATGTTGGTGATAGCGTTACATATAAAGGTAAACTCTACATTATACAGAATGTCAAGCGTCTAACAAACAGTTATGGTTTCATAGACGAAAATGGTAAAGAATTCAGTGTTACTCACGCAAAATTATTCCCAGACGCTTCTGCTACCGCTTCTGCTACCGCTTCTGCTACCACTGCTGCAACCGCTTCTGCAAGTCCACCTGTCCCACCGGCAACATCATCTCTTTTTCCGCAGACATACTCACAACCAAAACCCTGGAACCCGGTAAAAGGCGAACAGGTTGAATTCAATAAAAAAAAATATTTCATCAAAACAATGAATAAAGGTAAGACGCAAGTGGATGCACCCACTTATGATCTATGTGATGATTATCCATGTACAACAAGCCCAATAACAGGCAAAATTATATCTGATCTTACGTATATTTATACAGATTTTGAAAAATACATAGCAAATCGACATATTAGCACAACATATGACGGTAATTTAACAGTACACGCAAATAATTTGTCAGATAATGAAGAAAAAACTAAATTAGATGAATTAATATTAAAATTTAAAAAACTCGACAATTTAATTCGTGACATTGAAGCAGACGCAACTGAAGCAAATGATGAACAAAAAAGAAAAAATGTAGAAGAAAGGTTTAAAAATAGTGTTGATGTGAATAACTCCTCGTCTACTTTAAAGCTTTACCCTAAAGAAATTGATGCATACATTAGATACTGGAGATACAACAAAATCAAGGGAGAAAAATCAATTAATACAACTAATGACCAAATCAAAACCAAATTTGGATTTACGCCAGGTTTTATTTCAGATTATGACAAAACTATGGTTTCAACAACTCCGACTCCGCCTCCGCCTTCAACAACTTCAACAACTCTTACACATGACCAACTTGACAAATATAACAAAATGCGTAAGATGCTTCCCGAAGGTGCTGTTAGACAAAAAATGATGACGGATGGAATCTCACCTGACACTATTGACGCGTTTTTCATCCAAAAATCATCTCCCTAATATATAGCAACCAATGAGAACGAAGAAGAAAAAGTCGAAGCGATCGTTCACAAGAAAGAAGCGCGGCGGTGCGCATGGTTTAGTATTAAACATTATGTACAACAAAAACAACGAAATCATAGACATCCAAACCCAAGACATCCTCGCAAACAAAGAATACCAAGAACTAAACAAAATAGACCCAACATCTGGTTTTATGGACTCGTTTAAAAACTTTAGAGATGTGTTAGGAAGTACATACGATTTTTTTCACCCCTTCGATACTGACCAGAAAAAAACGAAAAAGCGTTACGTAAAAATCGCAGTCAATGATAAACGCGACATCCAACTCATCCAAATCACCAACCAAATCATAAAGATTATGAACGAAAACAAAATCAAAATTAAAAACCCGCGACCGTTTGTGGTTGTGCGAGAAAAAAACAAGATCACAAAAGAGTGTCAAAACGATTTCAAACATAATTACGAGATGTTATTGCGTGACAGACAAGATGAAATTTTAGATAAAATTCAGGGAGGGGAAGAATATAAAGAGGCGGTTAAGCAAATGTTGAGGACACCGGTTTTGGTAAATTTGATAAGCATAATGTTTGGTTTGTTGAGGAGGGGCGATCTGAAAATGGAAGAAATAAAAAAAATGTTTGGCTCTACTGATAAACTCATGGAGGCTTTGTCGAAAATCAAAAGTAATCGATCCAACCAGAATGTTGTGGGATATGATCAAATTGTCGAAGAGGAAAATAACAGGCTCAAAAATATAAATGCAGAAAAACGCGAAGAACTTGAAAATTTGTTAAAACTGTCGTCGGGTCAGTCTTCATCTTCATCTCAGCCTTCCTTCCAATCTGCATCTTCATCTTCATTTTCATCTCAGCCTTCCTTCCAATCTGCATCTTCATCTTCATCTCAGCCTTCATCTTCATCTCAGCCTTCATTCCAACCGCTTCCATCTTCATCTTCATCTCCATTCCAACCTGCATCTCCATCTTCATCTCAGCCTTCATCTTCATCTCCATCTTCATCTCCATCTTCATCTTCATCTTCATCTCAGCCTTCATCTTCACCGAGTAATGCATCGATAGCAAATCGTAAATCGATATCCTCTCAAATTAGTGATGATAAAATACAAGAGATTATCGATAACGATGACCGACTGAATTCACTTTTCAAGTTTATAGATATATTGAATAATACCAATACGCAAACCAGAAATAAATTTTACGACTATGTGAGAAACCACCAGCAGACTGGTAATTTTAGACTTGAATTGCAAAAATATTTGATAGAAGATATAATAAAGCATCTCCAACTCACACTTACTAATTTTCCAACAGATCACATACGCTTGGAGTCAGAAGAAGATCAAGCAGTAGTACTTACCATGATAAGAATGATATTAACATCTGACATGAAGGATTATCCAACATTTTTAGAATCATTTAACGACAATTATCAAGATGGTAAAATTTGTGCAGCATTAAAAACAGCATCAAATAGTTTATCAACACTCGGGATTTTTCGTCTTACTTTCTCATATGACAAAATAATCGATAAAATTTATGGCTCTTGCACCAGTTTCGCAAACATAATTTCGATACATTTAAACAAATTGTATGATATGTTTAAAACACAAAAACCCGATTACATAAAGTATATGCGTGTAAAAGCATTTAAAACCCCTGTTCAAATGACAGCACCAACGATATTTTACAAAGAAGATGATGTAGATCCAAATAATACAAATTTTATTTTTACACGTTAGCAATTTGATATTATCCGATGCCGCCCACCCTTTGTCATGCAAAATGTGTATTAAATAAAACAGTATAAACACAAATTAGCTTACATACACATATAAAAAATGGACAGATTCCCGAAATTAGAACTTTCTTATGAAACAGTCGCGCATAAGAAAGTTTCATCGAACTACGACATATGCATTTCAATCCCTAATGGCAAAAAGACCTTTATGTGGTTCACATTCCACGAAGACACAGACGTCTGCTACTTGCTGGAGATCAACAAAGACCACAAAGTTACCAAGATTATAAACGTCGGGACCAACAATTTCGACCACAAGCTCGCCTACGGAACCATTTTGTTCGGATCCTTGTGCGAAGTCAACGAGAAACAGGTCTTCATCATCGAGGACATGTATTATTTTTGCGGCCTCCTCGTGAAACATTTGACATTTGGTGAGAAGCTCACTTACTACAAGACGCTGATGACGATGAAGACAAAGACACAAATGTCAATCAAAGTTGCGCTGCCGTATATGTGCATGGTTGTCGGCGACAATGCTCTATTGGAATCGATGCCGTTCTACGAATCGATGACGTCAATGACCGCTTATACGACGCACCACGTGCAGTTCCGGAGTTCAAAAACCATCGCGCCATACTTGAATCACGTTTACAAGAAGAGATGTGTAGAGAAGGTAGAGGCGGATGAAGACGCAGCACTTTTGTTTCCGAGAAACGACTTGGACCATTATGTGCAAATGAATTTGAAGGCGGCGGTGTTCCGCGTTATGGCCGATATTCAAAACGACGTGTACCACCTGTTTGCGTATGACGGGTACACGAATATTGCGTATATTGGAAGTCGGGATTCGAGCGTTTATATGAACAAATTGTTTCGAAACATCCGCGAAAATACAAACGTCGATTATGGAGAGGAGAGTGAAGACGAAGACATTTTTCAAAACACGAGTTTGGACAAATATGTTGATTTAAAGAAAGAGTACAAGATGCATTGTGTGTACAATGCGAAATTTAAAAAGTGGGTGCCTGTTCATGTGGTGGATGAGAAGTCGAAATTAGTTAGTTTGAAAGAACTGATGAGAACACAGCCGAATACAAATGCTGGGTATAAACCTCACACAAATGCTGGGTATAAGCCATATACAAATGCTGGATACAAACCACATACAAATGCTGGATACAAACCGCATACAAATGCTGGATACAAACCACATACAAATGGATATAAACCACATACAAATGCTGGATACAAACCACATACAAATGACGGGTACAAATCATACAAAACATTTTCAAAAAACGTGCATAAATAATTTTATAAATTTTTTTAAAATTTAACTAATAATAGTTTGAATTTGACGTCTACAAATCGGACAATTGCTACGAGTTTTTAGCAACTGTGCACAACAATTTTTACATAAACATAAATGGCCGCACGGCACAATAATTTCGGTAGAATTTTCGTCCATACAAACGACACACTCGGTGATTTCGAATATTTTCAAAGAAGACATATCAACATTTGGCACAATCTTAATATTTGCAACCTTCAACTGATAAAAAGCCTTGACGCCGGGGCGCGAAACCAAGACAAGGTCATCCGGTCCGACCTCGTAAAAGTAGCCTTCCTGGCGAATGTCTTTCGGGAATTTGCAGTTTAGATCGTTGTTGTATACATTGGTGTAAACTTTGCCCTCGGTGTCCGTGAAACTGAAGAATTTGACACGCAGTTTACTTTTTTCTTTCACGCATTGTAGAGTAATTTTAGACATAGTATTTTTTTTTGATTAAATCAAAAACGAATTGATATCAATATCGGCAATCAGATATTTGCGTTTAATTTTCTCTGCCAACAAAACATTCACCATCGATCGTTTGAACTCAACATTGGATTTTATTTCTTCAATAACATCTAATAATTTAATGGACGGCGCCCAATTGCCATCGCAACAATATGATTCACAACATAAACAATCTTTGTTTTTATATTTTTTCACCAACTTTTTTTGAAAATCGCCTTTTAATCTTAAAATTTCCAAGTAAGGTTCGCCATTATAATATATTTGAGGAGGCTTGAAGGGGAAAAAATTATTGAAAACAAACTTGTACTTGCCGGAGACTGTCATCTCGATATATCCTTTACTGTTACAAGACAACAAAATGTTCGGATAAATTTTGTATAAGAAATCAAATTCTTTTTTAATTCTTCTTTTTGACGAAGTAGAAAACGTATTCGGGTTGTCTAAAAACAAGAGATAATCGTTATCCATGTTGTGTAATTCTTTTTTGATCATTCTACGTAAGGGTCTTCTGTGAGCTCTTCCAAGTAAACAGTTACTTCAGGTTCTTCACGGAGCTTTGGTTTTTTTGGTTTAGAGACCACTTTTTTTTTACTTTTTTCTCTCTCGATGACGGCGACAACCTCTTTTGGTTTGACTTTGACATCGTCGTCATCAACAACGTCTTCTTCTTCTTCTTCTTCTTCGTCGTCGTCGTCGTCGTCAAAATCATCATCATCTTCTGCATCCGAACTTACAACGAAATCATCCTTCACATAGCCGTGTTTTGTTTTTGGTAGTAAATTATCTTCGTTATCGTCTTCTTCTTCGCTGTCCTCCGACCCAATATCAGAATAGCCGCCATACAAATTGTCGATAATGTCGGTGAACTCTTCGGTTGTCATATCGCTCATTGTACCATTTCCGGTAGATAAAACGGCCGCACAGCTTCCAAAAAACAAGACATTATCGATTGGGGGAGGAAATTCAAATTTATTTTCAGTGTTGGCTTTTCCTTCTGTCTTTCCAAAAATTGCCAATTTATAGTCGATGTCGTTGAAATCGATCGTCCAAGTGTGGACACAAGAGAACCCAATTGAGTTCTTGAATCCGCATTTTTTGTAGAGATCTGTGACTGCACTTGCCTTTTGTACTTTGAGAGAACCATTTTTTTCGACGATAACAAATGATGGCATTTGTTTTTTTTTAATTATATATAGTTTGAACAAAATATTTATATAGTTTTTTTAAGTCAATAATAACATCCGGACCAAACTGGGTTTAAATCCAGGCATCAAAATTATGTAGATGTCATATAATGATTGCGTGGATATTGAATATTTCAATAATTTCTATTTTGGTAATTTTAATTTTGCACTATGCATTTGAATATTTTGGACATCCGACTACAACAAACGGTAATCAAAGCATGTTACAAATCCAGAAGTATAAATCAATCATCGAAAAAATGACACAAGAGACATCCGCTGCGGCGTTCAAAGCAGCGTATGAGGAAGAATCTGGAATTGTAAGCGATTTTGACAATTTAGAGGAAGAATTGGAGCTTTACATACATTCTAATAACAAAGCAATTTAGCGATTTCCAAATCAATATTGTTGATAAATATCTCGAGAGACTGTACATTATTTGAAGCCGAATAATCTTTGCACAAAAACTCGATAATGTCGAGGACAATTTTGATGCGATCCGTTGTCCAAAAACTGTTTAGATTTTGTAACGTCGTATCATCGTAGAGAGACGTCATGGTGTCTTTTTTGAAGAGACTCTCAACCATAGACTCATCCAAGTAGTTCTCAATGATGCTGATATAATAGTTGAGACAAAGAACGACAAGATGACATGCCTTGTAGGTTTCTTTTAGCTTGATCAATCCTTGAATCGAAGAGTTAAAGAGTTTTCGGATATTGGGTGTCTTGTCGGTGAATTTAGAGTTCAAAAAGTGTTTACAAGCAAAGTAAATCGGATTATACAAATACTGTATCTCAGTTTTGTTTACATTGTAGTAGATGCGACAAATTGATTGAAAGTATCCAGGCTCTTGGATATAAATAACATTGTCTTGAATGCGGAATTTTGTGCCGACCGGTTTATTGCTAAAAATTGAGAGTTTGATAATCACGGACAATGGATCTAAAATGAAGAGTTTGTAGTTGATATTTTTGTTGTTGTTGTCTGGAATGTCGTTCATCCGTTTATACAAATGAGAGAGACAATGTGTTTGTGCGTTCTAAAACATGATATTTATTTGGTGTGTTATAATAAAAACGTAGATGGGAGTTTTATTTGAGTCGATATTATTATTTAGTTTAGCGGTTTTGATTATATTGATGGGACTTTTGGTCTATTATTTTAAAAAAAGAATCGTTGATGTCGAGCAAAAGAATGCAAGTTGTCTCGAAGTTGTACAAGATGTTTATATGCAACATATGAAATTACGGAATGAAATGTATTCAATGATCTCGTCTCCTAGTGTGCAACCGGTTGTTTATCACTATAATCATGATGGTAACAGAGATGATAGAATCAAGATTGAGTTGTCTGAAGACGATGACGATGACGATGACGATGACGATGATGATGATGATGATGATGATGAGGAAAAGGAAAAGGACGAGGACTCTGAAGAAGATGAAAAGATCAAAATTGTAAACGTGGATCTAAAGTTTCCCGAAGAGGTTGAAATCAACGTTGATGAAGATGAGCCTGAAGAGGAAGAAGAATCTGAACTAAAATCATTAGAGCCTACCGACCAGATTGTAGTCAACAAAGTTGGACCGACTCAAATATCCAAAGAGGAGTTGAAAAAGTTAACCCCAAGTGCTCTAAAATCATTGTTGACTGGTAAAGGTTTGCCCGCCGATCAAGTCGCAAAAATGAAGAAGAACGAATTGATTGAGAAATTGTTACAATCCAATGTATAGAGAAGAATGATTGCTGCTGTTTTGTCTTTAGTAACAATTGCACTCTCAACGATTGCACTCGCAACAAACACAAATGACACTCAGTGTTATACGGTTAATTCGTCAACAAGCCACTCAATATCACATCTTCGGATCATGCAGTACAATGTCGAGTGGTTGTTCTTGAAAACATACAACAACTGTCCTGGAAGCGCTTGCTCGTGGGCAAATTTAGCGGATGCAACCACGCACTTGCAGAATGTCGCAAATATAATCCGGACATATAATCCGGATATTGTGAACTTGTGCGAGGTCGAGGGGTGTTACGAGCTTGGAAAGCTCAACGACCTTCTTGACAACGTGTACACACCCTATTTGCTTTTTGGCACAGACACATCAACTGGACAAAATGTGGGTGTTCTTACCAAATATTCACCAAGAGTTTCTTTGCAGAGAACGACTGCGACACGTCCGTATCCAGTCGCAGGCTCTCGTTGTAACTACACTGGACCACCTGGGTCAACTGGCGTTAGCAAACATTATTACACAGAGTATAAAATAAACGAAATGACCGTATATTTTATAGGGGCGCATTTATTGGCGATACCAACAGAGCCATCCAGATGCGCTTCGAGAGAGGCTCAAGCTGAGGTATTACAGCGGCTTATTATAGAGCTTCTCGGAGGTATAGATCCAGAAACTAGACAAGTGGTTAACAATACAAATATAGGTCTAATTGTTGCAGGAGATATGAATGATTATGACGGGGAAATAAGAGACGCCAATAACAATCGGCCTTTATCCATTGTGTTGGATATACTCAAAGGATTTGCGGGAGAGTATGCCTTTGCTTACGAATTATATTCAGTTGCGACACAAGTTGAGCAGTCAGAACGTTACACCGATTGGTGGGATCCCAATGGAGACTGCGATTCTACCCCGAACGAAATGTCAATGATCGATCATGTGCTTATCACGCCGAACTTGGTTGACAAATTGAAGCAAGTGACGATGCCACACCCTTACAAAGAGTTTTGTGGGACGTACAATTCCGATCATTTCCCAATTCTTTTGGATATCCAATTTTGAGGAACCAAGAGCCTGATTGGTAATGGAGAGATGTTTTTGATTTTATCCATAATATATGAAATAACAGAGGAATGGACAAAGGGGTGTTCATTAAGTATGCGAATATTTAAATTATTTTCAAAAGAATAAAATACAGTAGTGATATTATTGTCTTTTATGTAATTATTTAAATTGTTAAATGCGGCGTTTATAATGAGTTTGTTGTAAATATTTAAACAAGAGAAGCAGCCGGACTCTTTTGTACATACTGGGATTGGAAATGCGCGTTGTTTGTATTGTCTTAGTCCGAAAATATCGGAAGAAAAATGAACATCATCTGTGTCGAAGTAAATGAAAACTGCGGTTTCATACTGAGGCTGGTGTATCATCCATTCAAAATCACCAAACTTGTTTTTACCATCGTATTTGACACCGAAAACGTTCATTATAAAGGGAACTCGTCGTTCCCTTTAAATCCCATACTTTTATTATATTTTTATTATATTTTTGTTTATACTTTTGTTTATACTTTTGTTTACACTTTTGTTTACACTTTTGTTTACACTTTTGTTTACACTTTTGTTTATACTTTTATTACACATTTGTTTATACTTTTGTTTATACTTTTATTACACATTTACACATTTGTTTATACTTTTGTTTATACTTTTATTACACATTTACACATTTGTTTACACTTTTGTTTTGTGGACATTTAAGTCGCTATATCCTACTAGGATTCATACTCGGAGAGCGCAAACGAGTGGTTTGCTACATTAGCACCACCACCACCACCAACAGGAGG